CGCAGGTAATCAGCGCCGTATTCCGTCCCGTCAATTTCAAACAGGCGAATCTCGCCGCCGGGCTCCAGTTTCTGGATGTCCGTGATCAGTGCCATGGGCGTTTATCTCAGGGGTGAAAGGTTTGCTGGAAGGTGGCGGTGATGGCGTAGACCTGGCCGCCGCGGTGAATCGGCTTGTAGCCGTTGCACTTGTAGAGGCCAAGCTCGCCAAGGGGCGGCTCCCACAGGAAGCCCTTCGCACCCTTGTGCCGGTCGAGGAATGCCATGATTTCCTTGATTCGCGGTTTCAGACCGGTAAAGGTGACCGGCCAGGACTGCGATCGATTGTTCAGGCCATCCTCGACCGACTGCTCGTAGCCATCGCCGAACTGCTTGGATCGGACGCGCTGGGTGATATCGCCCTCCGCGCCCTTCTCCGTTGCCCAGGTGAATCGTTCGATTGCCATCAGCGCCCCTTGATTGCTTTGTTAATGACGCCGCCCTGACGCATGTCCTTCGAGCGCAGTTCTTGATATTTCTGTTCTACGAAGGTCGCTAACTCTTTGCCGAACAGGTCATAGCCTGGCGCGTCAGCAGTGGACGAAGCGTTACCGTCACCATCGATGTGCACTTCTACATTGATCTGCGTTGCGCCAGCTCCGCCACCGCCCATAGCCATAACGCCCAGCTTGCCGCTGGACGTCCGCGTCAGGGGCATAATCGCCTCTGCCCCCGCCTCGCCCATGACGCCAGTTTTGCCTCCGGCCATGCCGAATGCCGTGGGCTTGCTTACGACCGAGTTGGTGAACGCGCCGCCGTCGGCGAACATCTGGACGCCGCTCGCCCATGCGCCACCTTTGGCCTGGGTGACTCCGGACCAGCCTGCCAGCAATTCAGGGCTGTAGCCTGCAGCGGTTGAGCCAGCCGATGCTGGTGTCGCGCCTCCGCCGAAATACGCACCTGCTGCCGAAACGCCAAGCCCTACGAGAGAGCCGAGCAATCCCGATGCCGCTTGGCGGGTGGCAATGCGCGCCATGTCAGCCAGGATCGACTTGGCGAAGTCGGAGAACGACGCCTTGCCGGTCATGGCAAAGTTGACGATGGAATCCTCCATGGAGCTGAAGGCGTTGCCGAAGAGGCTTTTGGTCTGGCCGGCGATATCCTTTGCCGAGTCCAGATAGTTTTCCCAGGCAGCCGTTGCGCCCTTCGTCCAATCGCCCTGGGCGTTCTCCACATCTGCGTAGTTCTGCCGGATCTGGTCGGTCGCCGCTTTGTTCGCGTCTGCGAGCGCCTGGGACTTACGATTGAATTCCTCCTCCGACATGTTGCGCGACGGGTCGGATTTCTGGTTGGCCAGCTCCAACGACTGCTGAGCGAACCGGTCTTGCTGGCTGTTCAGTTCGCCGTTGAGCGCGTTCTGACGATCACCCTGGCCCACGCCGAGTACTGCACGTTGGCCGGCAAGTTCCAAGGCTCGTTGCTGCTGAGCCAGAGCCTGCACGTAGGTGGTGATCGCCCGCTCCTGCTTCGCCAGGCGCCCGGTTTCGCTTGTCGCCAACACTTCAAGCTGGCTGTCAGCGTCCTTCTGCGCGTTGACCATCCCTGCGCGCGCGTCAGCGATCTTCTGGTCCAGCTGGATGCTTTGCGCGGCTGTAGTGGTCTTCTTGCCCTGTGCAGCTTCAAGGGCCGCAATCTCAGCTTCGTAGCCGGCGGTGACTTCATCCTTTTCGGCGCGGATCAAAACTGCACGCTGTGTCGCATAATCAGCTTGCGAGATCAGCCCGGCCTTCTGCGCGGCGTCCAACTGCTTCTGGGTGTTGGCGTATTCGTCCTGAATACCTTTGAGCGCGTTCTGCGCATCGTTGTATGCCGTGAGGTCTACAGCGCCGGCCGAAGCAGTTTTGGGATCCTTGTTCTTGTCTTTGATGTTCTGGAGGGTCTTGGCGACATAGTCGGCCTGGACCTTAGGATCATCAGGGTTCGCCTTTTTCAGCACCTCGACGTCGCGCAAATACGCCTTGGTCAGCTTGTCTCGCTTCTCAGCATTGCTGAGCATGGAATCGCTGATTTGCTTCAGCCGCTGCTCGGCTTCAATCCCTTCCTTATGGGTCCTGGCATCGTCACTTTTACGTTTTTCCTCGTCCTCCTGGGCGGCTTTCTTGTCCTGTAGCAGGCTCAGCTCATCCTTGAGCGCGGTGAGGCGCGCTTTCGCATCACCATCCTCGAAGCCCGTGCCCACCGTAGATTCCAGGTAAGCAATTTTCTGATTGAGCTCTGTGACCCGAACAGCATCACCCTGATCCCTGCCAATGTTCTTGATCGCATCCAGCGATTTCTTGGCTTCGTCGGTGATGCCCTTCCAGGCTTTCTCGATGAAACCCAGTTTGTCGGTGATCTCCGTGGATCGGCTTTTGACGGTATCCGCGTAGGTGTCTGTGAGGAGTTTGGCGGCACCGATAGTGTCGCCCTGCTCCTTCAGTGCAACGATTTGCGAATAAACCGAAGCAGTTAGAAAGTGGTACTGATCATTCAGTTCTTTGGCGGCAGCAACAGGGTCCTTCGCGATTTTCACAAACTCGGCAATCGTCGCGTCGACCGATTTACCGGTGGCGTCTTCCATCGCAGCGGCGGCATCCGCAATGTCCTTGAAGCTGCCGCCGGCGATAACCCCACTGGCAGCCAGCTTGGCAAGCGATGCTGCGGCCTCGCTGGTAGTGCCATTGGTTGCACTGACCTGCTGCGCCAGATCGGCCAACTGGCTTGCTGACGTGCCTGCATAGTTGCCGGTGAGGATCAGCGATTTGTTGTACTCGTCCGCTTCTTGGCTACCGCTTTTGTAGCCGTAGATCACGGTGCCGAGAGCAGCAACTACCGAAACCAGCGCGAGGACCATACCCGCCGCGCCAAGCGTTACACCACTGATCGCCGGGCTAATCGCACCTACCGCTTTCTGTGCGTTCTCCGCCGCTTCTGCCGCAGTGTTCGAACTTTCAGCCAGGTCTGACAGGCTTTCGCTTGCCTCGCCCGCGTTCTCGGCGGTGTCCTTCGCCCCTGAGGCGATACCTGCGAGGGATTCCCCCAGCACAGCAGCACCGGCGCCACCAGAAAACAACGACCGGAACTTGTCTTTCAGGGCGTCCATCGTCGGGCCAATGCCGCCGAAAGAGTCCTTGATCTGGCCGCCCTGCTGGATCAGCACCATCAACGGGTTCTGCCCGCCCACCAAGCTGGTGAAGATGTCCGTGAACTGCGCAGGTAGTTGCCGCAGCGCCGCCTGCGTCTGCCCCGAACTGATACCGGCTTTCCGAAGCCCCTCATCGAATTCGCCCAGCTTTTGCCGGGAAGCGTCGATGCGTGTCGAGTACTCGCGGAAGGTGTCGGCATCAATGACGCCGGCAGCCTTGTACTTCTGCAACTGCGCCTGCTGCTGATCGAGCTTGTCGAGCGCAGCCATCGTTGGGTTGAGCTTGCCGAGCAGTTCTTGCAGGCCCTCGGCCTGAACGCCGGTAGCCGCTGCGGCCTTCTTGGTTGCCTCAGCCTGCCGATCAGTCGAGCCGACAAGCGCATCCGATTCAGCCTGCAACCGCCGCTGAAGCGAAGCCAGGCTGCTTACCGACGATCCCGACGACTCCATGGCGGAAGCATTGGTATTTACGCTGGTGGTCAGGCGCTGGTAATACTCGCTCGACTCCAGGGAGGCCTTCGCCGTTGCCAGAAGCCGGGCCTTGGCCTCGTCGAGTGTCTCGGAAAGCTTGCGCTCAGACGCCGACAGATCGGAGGCGGATGCGGACGCCTTATCGAAGCCTGCCGAAATATCCTCTGCTGCCTTTTCAGCCTTCTCACCGGACTGCACGACTTTGTCGAGATCTGTGACAGCTTTCGCGGCGTCCGACGTATCTATCTTGATGCCGAGCGATGCGATATCCATTGAATCACCTTGAATAAATGCCAGTGACTACTGGCTGCTGTCTCTCGCCTCCGCCATAACGGCGAGCGCCTCGGCCTCCATTACTCGGAGGTCGTGGAATTTTTCCGGAATGGTTTTTTTCTTGAAGCCGAGGTAACTGGCCACGTCACGAATTGACGTGTAGTCGAGCCCGGTTGCGCCGCACGCCCCTGTACGCCATTGCGTGGACAGAGCGTTGAAGAGGCAGAAGACGGGCCAGTTGTCAGGCCAGACATCCACGTCCTGATCAAAGTCTTCAGGGGACAAGCCGAACAGTCGCATCTGATCGGCGGGCGCGCCCGGCTCGTATAGTGAGCGCGCCGCGGCGATCAGTTTCCCAGGCGAGCCGAGGAAAATGCCTTCTGGTAAGCATCGACAATGGCGTCCCCTGCTCCAGCGGAGGTTTCTACCAGTGCGCGTATAGACTCCGGACTCAGCTTGTCTTCAAAGCCCCAGCCAGCGACCAACTGAGTGACCTGCTCCACCTGACGCTCAATATGGGAATCAGTGATGTCGACCAGCGTTAGCTGGTCACCTTTGGCCTTGAACCGCTCCTGATCTTCCTTCGCGCCCTCCTGCCAGCTCGCGAACAACGAAGCGAGCTCCTTGCGATCGCGATACCTGAACTCGAACGGAACCTTGATCGTGGTGCCGCCGGCGCGCGGAATGTCCACATCGGCCTGAAAGGTGGGATTTTGGGCGATCTTGAACTTGGCCATGGTTTACGCCACCGCAGTCAGGTAACGGGTCGGCTCAGCCTGCAACGCTAGGTTGACGGTGCGGGTCAGCAGGTTGTTGCGAGAAACGGCTGGCTGCTTCGAGAAGGAGGTATAGGCCCCGTAGAGCAGTGTGTCGTTGCCCGGCAGGTTGAGGCGCGCTGCTTGCACCTGCTTGCCTGCGTCGGCAGCCATCAGCACAGCGTTGAATGGCTGGGCCGGATCATCGGCAATGGTTAGCACCATACTGGCGGCGGACTTGTCAGTTGGGATTTGCTTGCCTTGGTCGTTCTCAAGGAACACCACATCCAGATAGTTCTGTTCGCCACCCGAGAAGGCCAAGTCGGTTACCTGAGGGATCTGCACCCAGGTCAACACCTTCTTCATGGTTCCTGCGCCGTTACCGGCCGGGAAGATCTGTGTGTCAGTGGTATCGATCGCTTCCAGGGTGATAGCGGTGGCTGTGGCCGTTTTCACGCGCACCACTTTGTTGTCCAGCTTGCTCCAGCCGGAGCTGAGCAGAACGATATCGCCAGCGGCCAGTGTGCTGCCAACGACTGTGGCCACCGCCTCGGACGCGTTGGAGATGGCAGTGAAAGCCAGTACAGCGGCGTAGGTCGCGGCGTGCTGGAAGGTGCCGCCGTTGGGGATCTTGTAGCCCATGGGTTTTTCCTCTTTGCAGAAATGACAAAACCCGCTCGATGGCGGGTTCTGGGTTTGCCCAATGGGCGGATTAGAAGGTGTCAGCCCTGTACTGGAAGGACAGAGGCAGTGAACTGGTTGTATCGCCCTGGATTGCTCCAGCAGTCGCCATTGGCGAACGGATGAACACGGTGAATTCTGCTTTCGTGAGCGCCATGTTGTTTGGATAGAGCGCCGATATCTCATCGGCAATCAGCCCGGCAGGCCCCCGCCCCTCACCGGCCTTCGTTACGACACTGATCTGCAGCACCCCCCGATACGAAGTGTGCTTGCCCTCAAGATCCTCGCTATCAGTATTTCCCGGCAGGAGGAATATTTTCAGGTAGGGAGCGTCGTTGGCCGGCGGCGTGAACGCCACGTCTTCGTAGTCAATCGGCAGTGCAGGATCTCGTGACGACGCCCATGCTTTCAGGCGGGCCTCGAACAGGCTACGGATAATTCGGTCGCTCATTTGGATAGTTCCGACACGGCATTGTTGACGAAGGTCTGAGCCTCAGTGACTGACACCTGCACCATTCCCGCTGGCGCCTGGCTGGACCAGCCTTCGTACTCAAGGCGTGGACCGTATGGAAGGTTATTCATCATCCAGATCGTGCCTACTTCGGTGGTAAAGGTCTGGATTAGGGCCGCACCGGCCGACTTGCTGGCAGACCCTTTTGGGTCAATCCGCTCGATGTTTTCGGTGATAGCCGTGTTGAACGAAACCTGCCAGTTCCCCCTGAAGCGTCCGCTAACGTATTCCTTGCCGGCTACCAGATCCATGCCATCCCTGATCAGTCGCCCCGGCTTCATACGCCCGTTTTTTGACAGATTCGACGGATCATTGCGCATCTCGGCATTAAGGCGCTCTACCTCGGCGTTGTATTGCGTGGCCGTGGCGTTGATCGCCCACAACTCAGGATTACCGACTGGCGACCGGTCAACGACAGCAGTCAGCAGATCAATGGACGTTTTCTGAATGACCTGCTCTACATTCCCCTTCGCCTTTTCCACAAACGCCTTCAGATCAAGTGAAAAGCTCATTTTCGGGCCTGCACGCTGAAGCCGACGGCGATGCCGGCGTAATCCCATGGGTCGACGTGCTGAATCGTGTAGGTGTCGCCGTCGAAGATGATCTTGTCCAGCGTCACCGGCTGGGGCGTGTCTGCGCCATCCAGCAGCACTGGAGAGATGAGGATCTTGACGTCCCCCTGCTTGATCAGCGAGCCGTCGATATCTTGCTGGCGATAGTTTTGGCGAAGCCCTGAGCCGTCGAATTGCTCCATGGTGACAGGACTGCCGCCAATCTCAGGGTCGTAATCACCGGTAGTGACCCGAACTAGGGATAGCTCCAACCCCTTGCCGCCTCTCGATCGCGGCGCCAGCATCCGTGCAGCGCTCGCCTTTGCACGATCATAGATATCTGCCATCAGCTTCGTACCAGGTTGACCTGACTCGAGGATTCCAGCAGGCCGGAGAACTGGGCATACGACTGCCGAGTTGCTGCTGGCTTGCTAACCGACTGGGTGGCAACTGCAAACGTGGTGCTGATCGGCCCAACAGTTTCGGAAACGACTGCTCCCGTTTTGGTTTCAGGCGCGATCAGGTCATCCGCGTGGATCTCGGCGGCCAAGGCCATCTGGCCAGCCTTGATCTGTGGCGGGATTTCGTCGAGCCGCAACACCCAGCCCTGACGCTTAACCTCAGCTCTAGGCCAGGCCAGCGCTTGATCGCGATTCACAGCCCTGCCCTTCCATGGCATCGCGTCCATTTGCAGGGCCGCGCGGCGCAGCAGGGATTCCTGCGCGACCTCGTCGGCTGGAATGACCTTGCCGAAGTTCGTGGCGTAGGTGACCAGTTCGGCGGCCGTTGCGAAGCTATCGGCGCCTGGCACCACCTTGCCGTTCTCGATCACCAGAGCCATGTCAGACCTCTTTCCAGCCGAGACGCTTGTGGTCATCTAGGCAGGAAGGATGAACATGCAATTCCTCACCGCCCCGTTCAATCTTCACCAGGCCGGTGTAATCCGGTTCGTCGTCTTCCGCGACAGGCTTGCTTTGAGATTTGGCAGCCGCAGCCTCATCCGCAAGGCGCTGAGCATCTGCCGCAGTCAAATCAATCGCATCCTGTGCACTTTTGCTCCAGTCGGCACGCTCCTGCTCACCCAGGGCTTCGAATGCCTCGGCGCTCAAACCACTGAGTTCGATAGCCTTGGCCAGCAGCACCTTTGCCGCCTTCTGTTCTTTCGTCAGTCCAGCCATTGTCATTCTCCAGAAACAACGCAGGGGCCGAAGCCCCTGGTTGTCGTTGTGGTTGAGTTAGCCGACCAGCAGGCTGATGTGCTCATCCTTGATCGCGCGGCAGCCCCAGGCCAAACGGACGTGGTAGGCCGTTTGCAGGAACTGGCGGTAGACCGCGATCTCAAACGACAGACCGGTCAGCGGGTCGGTGATGGTGATCACGTCGTCCGCCGAGTCACCGCCCTCGGGCATTGCCGGGGCGCGAGTAGCCAGTACGATCGCCGATCGGGCAAACGCCACGTTCGCGGTGTACGAGTTACCCAAGCTCAGGGCGTTGCCGGTTGGGATGACGATCTGCGAACCGGGCTTGTTCAGGGTGATGGTGCCTGGGGCCGCAACACCAGCACCGACGACGTACTTGTTGTCGCCGTCAGCCGCGAAGGTTGCGATATCACCGGCCAGGACCGTGCCCGCGCCAGTCGCCAGCGCGATATTGGTCGCGCCTACGGCGGTAGCGCCATTGGTGACGTACGCAGCTCCAGTACCTTTGACGTGTCGGCCCACCTGGTGGGAATGACGAATTGCCATGTTCATGATGCGGTCGGTCATACCGTTGCGCAGCATGTCGCTGGAGCCCGCTTCGTTTACCTTGAACAGACCGGACTGTTTGCCACGCATGTTGCCGATGGCAGAATGGCCCAGGACCAGCTGCAGGTCATTGGTTGGGGCACCGTTCTGCTCCAGCACGCCCAGCACACCAGCGAAATCGGAAAGGTCAGCCGCAGTGCCGAAAGGCGTGGTGCCGGCAGTACCGAAGGCGCGCGAGGCGTTACGGTAAGCTTCCAGCCACAGATCTTTCTCCACCTCGTTCACCAGGGTGCGCATTGCTTGGTAGAAGCGATCGGCCTGGATGGACGAGAAGGTGCCTGCGTTTTGCAGTCCCTTGGTCTGCTCGCCGTTCCAGCGAACCGGAACGTGCTTGCTCTTGGTGATGGCCACCGCGACGTTGTCGACGATGGTGTCACCCGAGTCCGGAGCAGTTACGCCTGGGGTGTTATCAGCCGAAGCTGCTTCGCTGGTGATAGGCACCAGCACGTCCTGGCCGATTGCCGCCCGGGCAACGGACGAGTCACGGGATACCGCTGGAATGAAGCCCGTCATCTCACGAGAGATAACATCGAGCGCTTCGTACAGAGCCGGCACCAGGCCGTTAAGGGTGTTCGCCATTTTGGCTTTCTCCACAAAAAAGCCCGCTCAGTGGCGGGCATTGATTACTTGCCGGGCAAACCCCGGCGGCTTTGGTCAGTCGGTTACCAAGCCGCCATTGCGTGCGTGATCAGCCTTGGCGGCGGGATCAAGCGCATCGAATGCGGCTCGCGGAAGGGTCTTCTTGTCGCCACCCTTGCCACCATTGTTTGGAGCGCCGCCACCATTGGCGCCGGAGCCCTTGAGAATGTTGTCGCGGTATGGGTAACGCTCGACCAGGGCTTCCAGCGCCTCGTCGAAGTCAGCCAGTTCGCCCGGACGGGCGCGACTGTAGATCTTGTTGCCATCGTCGCCATACGCTACAACCTTCCCGTCTTCGACCTTGAAGGCCTTGCCGAAAGTGTTCTGGAGCATGTCAGGCGGAACGGCGATTTTGTCGGTGACGAACTTGGAGCGACCGAAGGCGCCGCCGATCTTCTCTTGGTAGAGAATGCCGGTGGTGGTGTCGCGCTCCGCAGTGACGGTTTTGATCTGCTCAGCGAGCGTGGTCACCTGGGCTTTAAACTTCTCCTCTGTGGCGGCGATGGCTGCTTGCTTGATCTCATCCACCTTACCGGCCTGGACCAATTGCCCGGCGTCGAGGTTTGCGACGGTAGCCAGTGCTGCGCGGGCCTTTTCAGGGTCTTCGATGCCTTCGAATGCCTTGGCGCGAGCCTCAGCGGTCTCTTTGGCCTCTCGGTGCCCTTTGGCTTCAGCGTTCAGCGCGGTGATTTTGGATACCGCCGACGGCGCATCAAACGCTACGTCCTTTCCATCCTCATGGGTGTAAACCGGCTTACCATCCTGCACAACCACATGGCCCTGTTCGTCAAGTTTCAGTTTCATCGGTTCATCTCCGGGCATCCGCCCATCTGGTGGGCCATCCGGCCCGGTGCGGCGCTATCCATCCGGAATCGCGCCCATAAAAAAGCCCCGACTGATGCCGGGGCTTTATAAATCTTTTAATCTAAAATTCGATGGCGAGCAGACTTACTCAGTCATCGTCACCAGTTCCTAGTTTCTTTATGCAGTCCGCACACAGCAACCGACCTCCGACCTCTGCAGAAACCGGGGTTTTGCCGCATCCTTCACATTCCGGACCATTCCCGATGTCATCATCCAAATCTTCCAAGTCTTTCATATCGTCGTCGTCCATTTACCTAGTGAGCCGATCTACGAGATTAACCTTTGGCTAACAGTCCATCTACCCCTACAAAACTACTCGCTCACCCTTGAGCAAACATCCAACGCAAATCAATGTTTTAGTGCCGCCAGTAGGCTTGCCATTCCTCATCAGCACACCAATCTTCGTTTCGATCACCTCACGCCCACCGCATCGATGGCACTGAACCATCGTCGCCGGCTTGGGCATCGCACGAACGCGCTTGCGCACCTGCTCCGCCGGAGTGTCCGGGGCTGGCGTGCCTTGAATTAGGTGGAGGCGGGGCTTATCACCCATGCTGCTGATAAGCAGCTAACAGTTCGATGATTGGATCAGCACCAGCAAGCGTGTACACCACATGTTGAGCCTTTCCGGAATCAACAATCACACCTCTGGTATATAGCGAATATGTCCCATCAACATTCGGCCAATTAATGCTGGACTGCTGACTTTCAACATCAACCAAGTTTCCAGCGGCAGGGCCGCCAATCATCAAAACGCTCTGCATATCATCTTCCTTATCAGGCTATGCAGCCATCTTAGCGAATACCTGCGCGTCATGCTGCTTGATCTGCTCCAGGGTCAGCCATTCACCAGTCGGCGAGTAGAAGTCCTCAAGGCTCCTGCCATCCTTGTAGAGCTGATACCGCATGGGCCCGAGCACCTGGGCCTTACGCGCATCCGACTGTCGCTCAAGCCATGTTCCGTAAGTCGTATCCCCCGGCACCTGACCATCCATGCTGGCCCGCTGACCTGGCGTCATCTCATCAATGGGAATACCAAGCTCTCGCCACGACTTGGTTCGCGGCGTTGAAGTGCTGCGGCAGCAGAAGTGAATTCGTCCAGGGCCTTGTAGCCACGGCACCTTGTGGCCTATCGGTTTGTGCGTTCCGACCTCATACGAAAGCTTGTCCCGGATGATGCAGTCGGTGGATGTCTTCGTGTCGAGGGTGCTGAGCCAGTCCTCGGCCTTCAGGATATCGCTATTTGCCACATTGAACTGTTCGCGTGCAGTGGCTGCCGTGTGGCTCACAGCCGTTTGCACGACCGCCGCCAGGTCCTTACGAGGCCGCTCAAGGAAGCCGTCGGCATAGCCGGCCGCCCTGGTGCCACGAATACTGCGGATGATCTGGTCGGTGGTCCTGCCTTCCAGGTAGCCGGATCGGATCGCATTGCGGACCTTGACCATGCGCTCAGCGCCCACCTGTTTACCCCAGTCGCGCAACAGGCGCCCCTGGAACGGCCGAGACATCGCGGCCGCATATGCCTGTTCAGAACTGATGCTCACCAACGGGAAGCGCACCAGCACCGGCTCTGGCAGAGCCTGCTGAAACAGTGTCTGCTGCCAGTTGGCCTCGTAGCCCGCAAGCTCCTGCAGGTCAGCTTCAAGCGCGGTGAACACATGGTCGTAGGCCATGGCGTTTACTGCCCTCACCTCGCCCAGTAGCAGTTCCAGGCGGTCAACGGTGAACGATTCAGCGGGCATACGCTCCAGGGCCTCGGTCAGAGCTGCCGATAGGCTGGCATCCGACCGATTCAACTGAGCGATGATGCGCCGCACCACGCCAAGCTTGTACTTCTCCAGCGATACCGCATGGGCGATATGCTCGTCCTGAAGGATCTCGTTGACCGTCGCCATTTAGAGAGCTCCGAGTGCTGGCCCTTGATCGGCAATCTTCTGCCTCTCAACCTCCCACTCAATGTCATCTGAGACCACGCCGCGGCGCTTGTACTCGTTGAACAGGGTTTCGTCAGAGAGCCGGCCTTGGGTTGCCATGTTGAGCAGTAGTGGAAGAGTGGTTTCCGGTGCGAAGTCCACGTCGAAGTTACCGTTCACCTTCACGTGGCCGCCCTCCTTCTCGCCCTTCCAGAGCGCGAAGTACTGAAGCACCTGGTCAAGCGTGTCCTCAAGCTGGCCGGCCATGGTTTGCAGCGGGCTCATTTCCTGAGCCGCCTCTTCCTCAGCCTGGGTCGCCGTCTTCGTGGACTGTTTATCCTTCTGAAGCAGCTTGGCTCCAGCGATACGCATCTGATCCTCAAGGTCTTCCAGCGACTTGCGGCCGGCCTCAATAGCCGTCCCGGTATGCTCCACCCACTTCATGTCGCCGCCGGTAGGCAGCTTTGTCGCTGAACTGGTCCCGACCTTGAGTTCAAAAGCTTCGTCGTCGATACCGGAGATCATCAGCATCGGCACCCGGGCTACGTGCAGGATGTTGTCCTGATCGCTTTGGGACTGCCAGTGCTTCTTGTTGAGGTGCGCCAGCTCCAATAGCGGCGGCGTTGCGGTCATGAAGCCCGTGCGTTTGGTGTAGAACGTAGCCAGAGGGATAACAGGAAGCGAATTCGTCCCCTCGTCAGTCTTGGTCCACTCCTTCTTGCCGTTGGCGTCCTCGGTCTTGCGGTACACTTTCCAGCCACCAGGGATCAACACTCTGATCTGCGGGATGATGGTTACACCGAAATCCCCTGCGCGCTCTTCGACAGCCTCGGCATACCAGAACTGAGACAGCGAGCATTCACCCCTCTTCTCTTCGGTGAGCCATCCAATAACCTGCTGGGGGTGAATCATGACCGCATATGGGCGAACGCCGGCGGCCTTCTCGTCAGCAGCGGTGCGTACGACAGAGTTGCCCTGCTCGTCTTTCGTCTTGGGGTAATCAGCCAGCACATGGCAAAGGCCATGGGAAAGCCCTACGGTGAATAGCTGTTGAGCCCAGACTTGCAGGTTATTGCCCTGGCGGTCGAAGTTCTGCACGTAGTCCTTGATCGACTCAGGCACATCGTCGCCGAGCGCGATATGTTCTGCGAACACCCTGCCCTTCATGTTCTGGACGGTCTCGCTGAACGCAGGCAGTAGCGTGGAGAGCGACAGGCGCTCCTTATAGGCGTCGTCATCCTCCTTTGGCCACTTCGGCAGGTAGAGCTTGCCAGCCAGTTGCATCGCCTTAGTTCCGCCCATCAGCGCGTCAACAAGAGCCCAGTCTTCGCGCATGGCGTCTACGGCCGGTAGCGTTTTGCTTGGGTCGTTGCTCATGGGGTCACATTCTCAGATTTTCAGTGGATGCGGTGCGTTTGATGCACGGCCACTCAACGTCGATGCAATAGCCGATCGCCGTGGTGATGTGCTGGTAGTCGTTCTTCTGGTCTTCCTGGAAGGTAGAGCCCATTTGAAGCTGAACCGTACTCAAGCCTTTGTGGCACCAGGGAGCGGTGACCGGGTTGATGAACAGGCTTGTTTCGCCTGAGGCGGTCAAGATCTTCGCCCGGACGGCGTTCTGCCGGTCCTTGATGGACGGATGCGCCGGCTTGACCTTGCGCGTGTACGTCCAGCCATTAGCCTTGAGCACGCCCTCGATGTCGGTGTAGTCAGACGCGTGGCCGTGCTTCTCGCCCGCCTTGCCCGCCGGGTCTCCGTAGATCAGAACGTGTTTGTTCTTGTGATCCTTGAACTTGTCCACGAACTCAGCAGCCGACTGCTTCGATACCGCACTGATCAGCACGATCTCATCCAGCAGATAGAGGTCGTTGCCGTCGTTGCGCCGGACACCGATCGCGGATGATAGAGGCGTGAAGTTCTGGTCATGCATCCACATCAACTGCTCGTGCGGCTCGATGACTGCAGTCGTGGTGTTCGCCTTGCTGTAGTCTTCGTAGATCCGGCCAGACGCCGTTTCGAACGAGGCTTCAAATTCCTGCTTGAACTGCTTGGCCGACATGGCGCGCTTCATTGCGTCCATCACATCGGGCGGCAGGATCTCGGCAGACTTCCAGTGGAACACCCTGAAGTTCGGGTCATTGCCCGACTCCGCCTGCATGCACAGGTCGTAATAGTGGTTCAGGCCGTCCGGCACGCCGAGCAACCAGCACCAGGCCCTGTAATCCGGCATGGTCGGGTTGACGGTGTTCAGCGCCGGGAGAATATTGGCCTCCCAGGCGTCCGGCTTGATGTCGGCGAACTCGTCGATCCCGCCCCCCGTCCACGGGATACCCTCGATCCGCTGCGGCTTGTCCAGGCCGATGACGTGAATCTCGCTACCGTTGTCCAGGTAGATGATCAGGTCCGACTCGGACGGCCGGCGGCTGTGCATGCAACACAGCGTGAAGGCCTTGAGGTCATCCCAGAAGATCTTCTTGGCCTGGGCATGCGTCGGCGCTGCGGCAAAGTACATGCCAGTGTAGGCAGATGCCTGCTTCACAACGAAGCGCTTGAAACGCTCAGTCTTGCCGCTACGGCGACCTGCGGGCACCAGTGGGAAACGAATACCTTCCGACACAGCGGCCACCAGGGCGAGCTGCACCGGGTGATCCTTGAGCGGATACCAGCGGGACAGCTGGCGATCCAGCATCAGGTTGCCCGTGTTCGCGATCATGACGGCAGCCTCGCGATCAAATCAGCCAGTAACTGGGCGTTTGAGTTGCCGCCGCCCTTCTCTATCAGCTTGAGCTCTGCCTTACGCTTCTCGATTTCAAGCCGTTTGATCTCTTCATCCAGCGACTTGTCAGGTTCAACGCGGCGATTGACGTAGACGTCTCCCGTCTCCTTGGCGGCCTGCTCCAATAGCTGGGCCGTTAACGCCATATTCTTTGAGCTCTCGGCCTTCTCAGCCATACGCCCAAGCGTCCGCAGCCGATGGGCTCGATTGGCTATAGGAATCTCTGCTGTTTCTTCGCGGAACCGCTTGCGAGTATCTTCGAACAGGGTGCGCCACTTGGCTGCCAGATTGGCTCCGGCGCGCTTTGTTGGGTCGTGCTGCTCCACCTGCTGGCGGGTCACATCGATGTCAAATTCATGCTTAACGTTTTGTGAGACGAGAGTGGGGGTGTCGAAACATGCCAAAGCCTGAACGATGAAGGCTTTCACATCGCTTTTCAGGGCTGCCATAGATTGGGTTCCGTCTCATGCCTGTCTCACATTCAGGCCAGCTTGAGCAGACAGGTTCCGCAGGCCCTCGATATATTCAGTTTCCCCACCTCGGCGGGTTTGTTTGCAGCATCCACCAACGCTTGAACGTCAGCGCTCGCACCGTAGCGGCGGACGACACCGACAAACTCTTCGACGTCATGGCCACGCATCTCCAGCTTCGGCACTCCCTCCTTGGTGAAGGCAGGCTGGCCGTACTTATCGTTGGCATGGGCAATGTGGTAAAGCTCATGCTCCACCAGGGCGCAGAAGTCGGTATCGCTGCACTGGGCGCAGTAGTCCGCAGCCAAGGTGATGATGAAGGCCGGCACGTCGCCGAACCAATCACGCATCTGCTGTTCCATCCGGGCCTTCTGCCAACCGCCGGCGCGGAACGCTACCTGTTCGGCCTGGCCCAAGACTGTGCGGCCCTGCTTCTCGAAGCTCGACGACGCCCACATCACACGGATGTCTGCATCCAGTAGGTGGGCATGGTCTTCGTTGTGAATGCAGCCGGTGTCGGCAAGGATCTCGGCTTGGAGCCATTCCCAAACATCAGGCGCAGGGGTCAGGCGGATACCGAAGTCGGAAAGCTCGGACAGCTCAAGTATTGAGGGCAGAGGGAATGGCCTATCCATGGGTCACCTTGAGCTTGTAATAGTCGCGACTTGCCGGTTATAAGTCCGCCCGATAACGCTATAGAGCTCAAGGTGTAGGAAATGGATAACCTGATAAAGCTGCGCATCGGACTGACAATTGCGGCGGTTGTCGGGCTTGTACCAATCACCATCCTCTTCGCGGTCGGCGTAGTGGCGTTCTTTATTCCGCTCATTTTTGTCGCCAAGAGTACTCCGCTTGGGACGCTAGCACTTATAGGGGCAGCAATCGTCTCGGCATTCGCGATATGGTCGGCATGGAAGATCTACGCACTTTCAATGTCAGCGACACCCAATGTGCGCAACTCACGCTTGCTGGCATCGGGAGCGGTGATTGCAATGATTTGGGGTATGGTCCTCGCGTACTGGACGCGCGATCTGCCCGAACTCACATACATATTTCTTATGCCAGGAATAGTCTCGACCTCCATGCTCGCCCTTACATTGAAAAGAGCGAAGGCTTGAGGCGGGCGATGAGTTCGGTCAAGGCGCCTGCAGTGCACTCTGGATGCTCACCTGCATCCAGGTCATCGGCGATCTTGCGCAGGGTCTTGGCGGCGTCGCGCCAGTCCTCCCGCTTGAACTCCAGCAATTTAACGGTCATTCAGGCCACCATGAATTTGTTGATCTACAAGCTGCGCGCCAGCATGATCTAACGTTCCGATCCGTAAAACGTGACCAGATTGCCTGGCACTACACCAGTCAAAGGATACTGACCTAATGAAGTCAATGCTCACCGCTGCAGCGCTAATATCTGCGACGACTCTTATGGCAGCCTGTCAGAGTGGGTCATACACCCCGCCGGAGCCTAAAACTGAAGTACCGACTGCAAAAATGAGCGTTGGCAACTTCATTTCACCGAAAGCGTGTACGAGTGGCACAAATACTCTGAATGGCAAATTGATTGGAGCCAGTCTATGTATCCGATCGCAGAAATATGAAGTCTTCGGCGGTCCAGATATCACCCTGAGCTTCAATCGTGAGCTCGTTACGGTGCTTACCCCTGAGGAAGCGGTCAAAGGGTTCAGAGCTACAAAATACGGCGTCACTGCGTCATTCAAGTGCGAAGAAATCCCGAAAAAAGACACCGATGATGGGCGCTCTTATCATTGCTCCTACGATGCAAGCAATCTTCCTTTGATCAGGGCTGATATCACATTTCCGTAGCCGAGCATGACACCTAATCTTGCGCCACGTTCTGGCGCATTCGAAAACGTGGCGAGGATTATTGCTTCCTGCGGTCGATGCCACCTGGCGCCTTGTCGCAGCCCAAGCAATGCTCACAGCTCAGGTTCCGGCAGAGCCAGGCTTTAACCGGCTGCCAGTACGTGACCATAAAGATGTGGCGGGCACCGGCGAGGGCCAGGGAGACATGCAACGTCAGACCCGCAGTGGTCGGGCCGAAGAAGAT